AGGGATGAATCACGTATCATCATACCACTCTATGATGCAGAAAAAAACTTGATCGGATTTCAAGGTAGAAGTCTAGGTCCTAACTCTGTTAAATATATCACTGTGATGATTAACGAAGATGCTCCAAAAATTTATGGACTCGATCAAATTGATAATGAAAAACCCATATTCATCATTGAAGGACCCTTCGATGCGACCTTGGTACAAAACGCTGTTGCTATGTGCGGCTCCGATCTTGATATTAGGTCGTTTGGTTGGAGCGATTATATTTACGTTTTTGATAATGAACCTCGTAACAGAGAAATCATTGAAAGAATCCACAAGACCATTAATCGAGGAGATAAGGTAGTCATTTGGCCTTCCTCAATTGTGGAGAAAGATGTGAATGACATGATAAACTCTGGACATGATGTATCAAAGGTGATAGAATCAAATACATATTCTGGATTAAAAGCAAAAATCAAATTTAACTACTGGAAAAAAATATGAGCAACGGAACAAAAGTTGTCAAAAGGGATAAGTCTATTGAACCCTTGAATCTTGAAAAAATACATGTAATGGTCGAACTCGCATGTAAAAACCTTGCAGGAGTATCAGCAAGTCAAGTCGAAATTAATTCTGGAATACAGTTTTATGACGGAATCACCACAAGAGAAATACAAGAGATTCTGATACGAAGTGCATCTGATCTAATTGATTTAGATCATCCTAATTATCAATTCGTTGCAGCAAGATTGTTGTTATATTCAGTTCGTAAACAAGTCTTTTTTAGACTACATGAACTTCCAACAGTTTATGAACATACACAGAGATGCGTTGAGAAGGGCATATATGACCCTGAGATCCTTGATTTATATACAGAGGAAGAGTTTGCTAAGTTAGAGTCTTTCATCGATCATGGGAGGGATTATCTCTTTACATACGCAGGTCTTCGTCAAGTCACTGACAAATATCTAGTACAAGATCGTAGCACTGGTGAAATATATGAGTCACCACAGTTCATGTATTTGTTAATTTCTGCTACAATTTTCTCTAAATATTCAAAAGAAGTTAGACTAGACTTCGTTAAAAAGTATTACGATGCCATTTCCAAACACAAAATCAACATCCCAACTCCTATCATGGCAGGAGTTCGTACACCTCTTCGACAATATGCCAGCTGTGTTCTTGTTGATATTGATGACACCCTCGATAGCATATTTAGTAGTGATATGGCTATTGGCAAGTATGTTGCACAAAGGGCAGGTATCGGTATCAACGCAGGCCGCATCCGTGGCATCAACGCTAAGATCAGGGGTGGAGAAGTTCAACACACAGGGGTTGTCCCTTTCCTCAAAAAGTTTGAAAGCACTGTCAGATGTTGCACTCAAAATGGCATCCGTGGTGGATCAGCAACTGTCCACTTCCCAATCTGGCACCAAGAAATAAAAGATATACTTGTCCTTAAAAACAATAAAGGAACAGAAGACAATCGTGTTCGTAAGTTAGATTATAGTATTCAACTCAGTAAAATATTTTATGAAAGGTTTATTAGCAACGAGAAAATCACGCTTTTTTCTCCTCATGATGTGCCAGGGCTTTATGATAGTTTTGGTACAGACTCTTTTGATGAGTTATATGTAAAGTATGAGAATGATGATTCTATTCCTAAGACAACAGTTGATGCTCAAGAACTGATATTAGAACTCTTGAAAGAAAGAGCAGAAACTGGTAGAATGTATATAATGAATATTGACCATTGTAACTCACACTCATCATTTACTGACAAAGTTGAGATGAGTAACTTATGTCAAGAAATTACATTACCAACAAAACCTGTACAACATATTGATGATGAAACTGGAGAAATTGCTCTCTGTATCCTTAGTGCTATTAATATTGGCAAAATTAGGGATGTTCAAGATCTTGAAACTCTTTGCGATCTTAGTGTTAGGAGTCTTGATGAACTCATTGATTTTCAAGGATACCCCGTCAAAGCAGCGGAGCTTGCTACAAGAGCAAGACGTTCACTTGGTATCGGATATATCGGTCTCGCACACTATCTTGCCAAGCAAGGTGTAAAATATGATGACCCAAAAGCATGGCAATTAGTACATGACTTAACAGAATCTTTTCAATATTATTTGATAAAGTCCACTGTGAACCTTGCAAAAGAAAAAGGTGCTTGTGAATATTCTAAAAATACTAAATATTCTCACGGTATATTGCCAATTGATACTTATAAAAAAGATATAGATGAGATCGTTCCTAACAACTTAAAACATGATTGGGAATCTCTTAGAGCACTTGTCTTGGAACACGGAGTTAGGAACTCAACACTGTCCGCACAGATGCCATCGGAGAGCAGTTCCGTTGTGTCAAATGCAACAAACGGAATCGAACCACCTAGAGGATACCTGTCCACTAAAAAATCAAAGAAAGGACCTCTTAAGCAAATTGTTCCACAGTATGGGTCTTTGAAGAATAATTACACACTTCTATGGGAAATGCCTGACAATACTGGATACATAAATATCGTTTCCGTAATGCAGAAATTCTTTGATCAGGCAATAAGTGGTAACTGGAGTTACAATCCAGAGCACTTTCCAGACAATGAGGTTCCTGTATCGGCAATGGCAAATGACCTTTTGACTACATATAAGTACGGTTGGAAAACAAGTTATTATCAAAACACATATGACATCAAAACAGATGAGGTAGAAGAAGACTCTGCTTCACTTGATAGTTTAGTATGCGGAATTTTAGAAACATCGGAGGAAGAGTGTGAATCCTGCAAAATTTAAGATATCATCAACAGATAGGAGTACAATGTCACAAGTCAAAGGTATGACAGTATTCAACACTGAAGAGGTTGATACTAAGAAACAACCAATGTTTTTTGGTAAACCCTTAGGTGTTCAAAGATATGATAATTTTAAATATAATCAATTTGAAAACCTAACAAAACAACAGTTAGGATATTTTTGGAGACCAGAAGAGGTGTCTTTGCAAAAGGATCGTGGTGACTATCAATCATTACGTCCAGAGCAAAAACACATCTATACTTCGAATCTTAAGTATCAGATTATGCTTGACTCTGTGCAGGGTCGTGCACCGGGTATGGCATTCTTACCATATTGCTCTCTACCTGAGTTAGAAGCGTGTATGGAAGTGTGGTCATTCATGGAGATGATACATTCACGTTCATACACATATGTTATCAAAAATGTATATTCAGACCCATCTGAGGTCTTTGATAAGATATTATCTGATGATCGTATACTAGACAGAGCATCAAGTGTTACAGAGTCATATGATACCTTTATAAACGAAGCACATCAGTATGATACAAGTAACTGGTGGAGACCAGATTGGAGAGATAGCACCAGTGGTACTTGGGAACAAAAAGAAATTAAGAGGAAACTTTATCGTGCAGTTACTAATGTCAACATTTTGGAAGGTATCCGCTTTTACGTATCTTTCGCTTGTAGTTTTGCTTTTGGTGAGCTTAAACTCATGGAAGGATCTGCGAAAATCATATCGCTTATTGCAAGAGATGAGAATCTCCATTTGGCAATAACTCAGAACATCATAAACAACTGGAGAAAAGGTGATGACCCAGAGATGGTTGATATTGTAAAAGAAGAAGAGCAATGGTTGATTCAAGCATTTAAGAATACTGTTGATGAAGAAAAGAGATGGGCAGAGTATCTTTTCAAAGATGGTTCAATGATTGGATTGAATGATAAACTACTACAACAGTATGTTGAGTGGGTAGCAAATCGTAGAATACGTGCGATTGGATTCAAACCAATTTATGATGTACCTGCAAGAAACAATCCATTACCTTGGACAGAGCATTGGATTAGTTCTAAAGGTTTGCAAGTTGCACCACAGGAGACAGAGGTAGAATCTTATGTTGTTGGTGGAATAAAACAAGACATGAAGAAGAATTCATTTAGCGGATTCAAACTCTGATATATAGTAGGATAACTATATTTTACTATGGCAGACACAAAGACTCCTCCTAAAGAGGATAAACCAAAAGGTCTAATTGGTAAATTAAAAGAAGCTGCGGAAGACAAAGAAGAGCAGATGATGATCCTGAGTACATTTGTACGGCTAGGCATCTTGGTCTGGAGTGGTGCGATATTGACACTCGCATACGTTGAGTTACCACCAGCTCTTAAAATACCAAAACAAGATTTAGATCCAACTTTCATAGCATCTGTCTTTACTGGCGTGCTAGCAACTTTCGGCGTTCAAGCTGGGAAAAGTAAGTCTAATGGATCTAGTGGCGGTGGTGCAAACATATCTAAAAAAGATATGGAGATTCTTATTGAAAAGGCATCTCAGACTGCCCCTGCACAGGTAGTTCGTATAGAACAAGCTCCTGTGAAAATTGTCCCTGATCAAAAATAATCATGTTACAGAAAATCGTAAATGGAATCGCTATTGCTAGTGGTGTTATATCTCTCACCGTCGTTGGTACTGTTGGGTATGTATTCATACGCAAGGATGCGATTATCGAAAACGTCAAAGGCAAGATAATGGAATCTGTAATGCCAGGCGGAATGAGTGGAATACTCGGCGAAGGAGCTGGTACTGGAGCTCTTGAAGGTCTAACTAAAGGTGGTCTAGGTTTACCAGCACCTTCTAACCCAACACCTACGGATCCAATGTCACCCATACCATTAGGTTTCTAATGCTCAAGGTATGTAATGAGTGCGGTGCTACTTGGATTGATGGTCAATTGTATTGGCGAGAAACAGGAAAAGAAGCCTGCCCTCATGACCTAGCTGGATTAGTATGTAACGTGATCGAAGATCCTGATTGCATCAACCCATGTCTGGGTTCTACTAGTGGTGCAACATGGCAACATTATCAGAACGAACTTGAAAGATACAAGGATGATGAGTAATGGACATTCAAAAAATTCTTAGTTATGGAAGTGCTGCGGCAGTTGTAGGAACTGGTGCAGTAGTAGGAGGTGGAGCTGTGGTTGATAACCTTACAGATGGGCCTGCAAAGAGACAAGAAATACAACTACAACAAATAAAAGAATTAGTTGCAGAAGAAGTATATACTCAATTAAAAGACGCATGGCCACAAACATCTGGCCCTGTAAAGGGTTTGAGGTTGCCCGATGCCGCCAAATAATATACCACAGATATATGTTAACAGCACTGGTGGACTGAGATATCTTAGTCCGATAGAAACTGGCACGGTAACTATTGCAAATATAAACACACCTTGGATGAGAACTGCTCCACAGGCAATTCCTTGGACTCCTCCTGTCACAGTAAACATAGGAGTTCCTGTTGTAGAGATGCCAGGATGTGTCAAGATACATAAAGAAAATGCAAAGAATCCAAGTAATAAAAGTAGTACCCTCGTAAATGATGACCCTAATCAGAATGTTGTTTTGTGTGATGGTGGTATGCCATACTATGAACCACCCGATTATCGTGCTGACGAGCTTACTTGGCAGACTGTTTATGGGGAACCAGAAGAACAGGTTAGTGGTGTAGACACAGGTGAACCTTTAGGCCCTCCTGAGGCAGACGTTGAACCACCTAAAACTCCAAATGAAGAGAAAGAAGTTCCTTGCCCAGGCCCTGCAAACCTAAGAGTTGGTGACATAACTCAGGCTGGTGATGAGAGAGTGGTTGGTCATCAGTTGATACCTGATCCAAACAACCCTAAAGTAAATATTTGTGAGACATTATATGAACCTACCACTGCTGTTGAGAAATTTTTGCCTTCTGTAAATCAGACTACCACTACAGTCGCAATCGCAGTTGTGGCTACGGCTGGTGCTGCTGCAACACCATTATTACTAAGAGTTTTCAAACCTATAATTACGAAGATTTATAAAACAATACAGAAAAAACTCGGTAAAAAAGAGGCAAGACTATCTCGTAACGACATCATAGCGAATGAGTATCGTGCAAAGAGAGGCTTACCTCCTATCAATAAAAAGTAAAGTTTATATTACCAGAAACAATTAATCTATGTTCATCAGTTGGTATGGTTTCATGCCATAACCATGAAGGAAAACAAATTATATCACCATTCTCTTGTTCATCGGGAACTAACGTATTCCCTCCAGTGTCAGTGAAACGAAAACATTTTTTCTTAGGCACATCTAAGAAGTGAACCCAAGATATATCTGAGGGAACATGATTATGTTCTTTAATACAATTACCTTTATCATATGATTGTGACCAGAAAGTATATGTGTATGTTGATTTGTGAAATAATCCCACGCTCCTTACTATCTCTTCTGCTACAGTATTGTAACAGACATTTAAAAATTCATCTTGATCTTCAGAAAAAAAAGATGTCTTATGGTTATCAATCAATTCAACTTCTGATAAACTAGACCTTAACCTGTC